GATAAGCTGAATAGCGACAATGGATTTGCCAGTAGATATGCAATGGCTATGGAGAATAGAGGTCAGGTATATGCAGATAAGATTACCGATACAGTGAATGATATGTTGAATGGAACGATAGATTACAATCAGGCTAGAGTGGCGATAGATGCATTGAAGTGGCAGTCAAGTAAGTTAGCACCGAAGAAGTATGGCGATGTTCATAGGATGGAAGTGAAGCATGAGGCTAGTTATTTGGATGCATTGAAGGAAGTTAGTAAGGTGGTTGATGGTGAGGAAAGTACACTAGATAACGCATTACGCACACGCAAGAAATCGGCAGAAACTAAGACAATTCAATAGGTCGTTACATAACTGACCTGACGAATACTGTTGATATACAACGATTACAGCTAAGGTTAGCCACTTTGTTAGCCACTATTAATATTTATTTAAGAATTTTGCAGGGATATTTTATTTGACCCCCCCCTTGATCATATGCAGGGGGTGGTGATGAATATATATACCCCTCTCAATTTCGGTACTGCGAGATTACCCCTTATCTTGCAGGGGTTAGGGGTGGGCATTGAGTAACGCAACTGAGACATTATTAAAATTACACAACGATCCAGTTTTATTCGTTGAAGCTATATTGAAAGCCACCCCCCAAAAGTGGCAGAAGGAAGCCTTAATAGGCATACGAGATAATGATAAGGTAGCCATAAAATCAGGACATGGAGTTGGCAAAACTGCCTTTCAATCATGGTTAGTTTTATGGTGGATGTTAACCCATTATCCTTGCAAGATAGCGGTTACTGGAAATACAGCACACCAACTTCAAGATGTGCTTTGGACTGAGGTCGATAAGTGGTACAGAAGGCTTCCTGAAGGCTTTAAAAGCCAGTTAGAGATCAAGTCTGACAAGATTAGTTTAGCAGGAGCAAAGGACAGCTTCTGTAGCTTGAGAGTTTCGAGACGTGAACAGCCTGAGGCACTGCAAGGGTTTCATTCAGAAAATATGTTATTCATATGTGAAGAGGCTTCAGGTATCCCTGATATTATATTTGAGGTAGCTGAGGGCAGTTTATCGACAGAAGGTGCGAAGGTCGTAATGTGCGGAAACCCAACAAGATCAGATGGGTATTTCTACGAAGCCTTCCATTCAATGCGAGACCGATGGTTTACGATGACTGTTAGTTGTGAAGATGGCGAATATGTATCTGACAAGTTTTTGGAAGATATGAAGTCCAAATATGGTGAAGAAAGCAATATTTATAAGGTTCGTGTTTTAGGAGAATTTCCCACTCAGTCTGACGATGTTTTATTACCTCTTCATTTAGTGGAAGGGGCAACAAAGCGAGACATTGAGGCATCCCCCATGACACCAGTTGTTTGGGGTTTGGATGTTGCGAGATATGGAAATGATAGATCTGCCTTAGCCAAAAGGCGAGGTCAGGAGTTACTAGAGCCGATTAAGACATGGTCGCAAAAAGATTTAATGGAGATGGCAGGCATTATCCTGACTGAATATGAAGCAGTTAGATATAATGACCGCCCCACAGCTATTTATATTGATGCTATTGGGATAGGTGCAGGACTTGCTGATAGATTGAAGGAATTAGGATTGCCTTCTATATCGATTGCTGTTTCTGAGAGTGCTTCACTGAAGGACAAGTTCACTCGTTTAAGGGATGAATTGTTTTGGAATTGTCGTGAGTGGTTTGAGGGCAGGGATGTTCACATACCGCAGGATGATAGTTTAATTCAAGAGATTACTGGTATTCGTTACAAATATCTTTCTACTGGCAAATTAAAAATTGAGAGCAAGGATGAGATGAAACGCAGGGGGCAGAGATCACCTGACGTTGCCGATGCTTTTGTTTTGACGTTTGCTGAAAATGGATCGATTGCAAGTGGAGCAATGAGCAGATGGAACAGTCGGAAACCCCTGAAGGCAAACAGTGCGTGGATAATATAGTTAAATTTCCGAAAAAAACCGAAAAAGTTACGTTTATTCCGAAAGATAAGGAAGAGGACTTTGGTTATGCATTGGAGATGTTCTGCACTATGGCGAATGGTGTTCATATCTCATTGGATCTTAGTTGGCAGGATATAATGATTGCGATGACAGTTGCGACTGCAAATTGTGGTGCAAAGGCGGATTTGTCTGAGGGTCAGTTTATTGAGTATTTAAAGAGAATAGAAGCAGGCGAGTTTAATGAGTGATCCAAAATTAAAAAAATTAGGATTAACCAAATATAATAAGCCGAAACGCACCCCCAATCATAAGACGAAATCTCATGTGGTTGTTGCCAAAGTTGGTGATAAGACAAAGACGATTAGATTTGGTCAGCAGGGTGTAACTGGTGCAGGCGGTAATCCAAAGACGAAAGCGGATAAGATGAGGAAGAAAAGTTATTATGCGAGGCATAATGCTCAAGATCCTAATCCATCAAAGTTGTCTGCAAGGTATTGGTCACATAAGACGAAGTGGGCATAGAAATGGCACAAAATCAAATTACTGCTCCTTTTTATGCACCAAATATGTCGCAAGGATTATTTGAGGCATTTCCGAAGGTTTTTCAAGATCCCACCTTTGGGATGTTTAATAGAACAGTTACAGAGCCAATAGTTGATGCTGTTGATTTATTGGGAAGAACTTATGAAACTGGCAAAAGAGGTATATCTTCAGGTATTGGTCTTTTATCAGACAATCCACGACTAACAAGGGATGTCTATGGACTTTTAAGTGCAGGCGAAATGATGGCAGGGGCAACTCCATTCACTGGTGGATTTGGATTGTTATCAAAGACCCCAAAAACAAGAAATATAACACAAAGAGATTTAGATATTACTGCTGAATTGCCAACTTTTGGAAGTGAGCAATTTCCTGCAAGTCAGTTAATAGGTAAAAAAGTTACACAATTCCCTGCTGATTTGATGAAGGGCGGTGGATTTTTTAGAGGCATAGATGGTGTTGATATAGAGCCAGTACCTTTGCAGGGTGGATCTGACTTTCCTCTAATGAGAAGTAGTTTAGATAAAGGATTAGCTTTTTCTAATTTAGGTAAAGGTCAGGCTACATCACAGACTTCTAGAGGTGCTGACTATGCTGTAGTTACAGCTATGAACCCTCAGACTGTAGGTAAGTTGCCTTCTCAAGTATCCAATAAAAATATGAGAGCAATTTTAGGCAGGCAAACAAAAGGGTTTATAGATCAGGGGTATATACTGCCTGAAAACATTTCTAAACTAGATAATTTAATTAAATCTATTGGTCAGACAAGACAAGGTGCAGAAAAATTACAAGATTTTGTAGGTTTTAATTCTCCTGATTTAGAAAAATATTTAAATAGCCTTGATTTTGATACAGCTAATATTTTTGCTTCGACTTTGAATACAAGAAGGGCAAGAGATTTAGGAACTCCTAATTTAAATAGAATATTGCAGGAGACAATAAACCCATTAGAGGCAGGCACAAATCCTATGGATAGCCTAATATTGTTACAGTTGGACAAGACAAAAAGTCCAGTAAAGACAACTGATATAGGTGGTGTTCCGCATTTAAGTTATGACTATTCTATTTTTGGAAAGCCAGTAGCTAAGTTTGATACACCAGTTCCTGCTGATGTAATGTTTCCTGAATTTTTTCAGGCAAGAAGATCGGCAAACAAGCCTTTGTCAAGTGATGCTAGAGCATTTTCTATGGCTAATTTAGTTCAGGAAGTAACACCTGAAATAGCACAAGGCATGAGTACAAAAAAAATTGGAAATATTAATTCCGCAAGACACGCACAGTTAATTTTAGATACTGCAAACTCTAATTGGAGATCCACATTAACACCAGTTAATCAGGGTGGATTAAAACCAGTTGAGATTTTGGATGGTATTGAAGATAATATTTTGTCTGAAAGTTTGACTAAATATAGCCTTAAAGAAATACAAAATGGTGCTAAAGATGGATCTTTGGTGTTTTATGGATTAGGCGATGCCAAAAATGGTGGTAAAGTTTACTATGGCTTAAAGAAAAATACTGACTATGAAGCTGATTATGGCTTTGTTCATCCTGAGTTAACTAAGAATGAAGTTGGTATTGTTGGTGTAATGAACAATGAGTTGGGGTATGCCTCAAAAGGTGTGTCTGTGCCATCTTCTGTGTTGAATGGAATTGAAAATGGTGCTACAGTATTAGATGCTTATGCTGTGCCTTCAAAAGCACATCCTAAAGGGTTTTTACCAAACTATTACAACGAGTTTGGCTTTAAGGAACTTGGCAGGGTTAAGTTTGATCCTAAGTATGTTAGGGAAGAGGCATTTGGCGGAAGTGAGCAAAAGTATAAAAGGCTTCTTGCTCAATGGAGAAAGTCAGGTTGGGATGAAAGTTTAGGATTTCCTGATCTTACAATAATGAAATGGCAAGGTAATGATGCAATCAGATCAAAAGCTACACGAAGATTTCTCGAAGAAGGTTCTCAAGGCTTTAGGAATAGAGACACTGCGGACTTTATCGGAACAGCAGAAAATTTCTCTAAACAACCAGTTGCAGGATCTACTGGAGGAAAACAACAATCAGGTCTCCTCAGTAACACCTTTGGAAATAAAGGGAAGGTACGATCTAGTGACAGAACACCTATATCCGAAGGATTTAGACGAAATGTCAAATCGCTTGAAGGGGCAACCCCTCAGCAACTAAGAGCCTATGGTCTCTTAACATAATCATACATATACAAATTTAATCATAAGGGGATGTTTATGAAGCATTGTTCTGTATGCACTTACGAGTGGAAATGTACTTCTCGATATAAGTGTTTATTGGGTAAAATTAAGCCTGAAGAAGTTCAGGTTGAAATGCCTAAATCTATTCCAGTTAAGACAAGTAGAGGAGTTACTATGAGCCAAAATAACGTAGTGCCTCTTAAACCTAAAAAAAGAGGAAGGAAGAAAAAGGATGCCTAATATCGGTGGAAAAAAATTCCCTTACACAAAAGAGGGTATGAAAAAAGCAGGAATGTATAAAGCTAAGATCAAGAAAAAGACAAAAGCAAAGTCTAAAAAGAAGTCTGTATGATTGTCAGGTTTTACAGAAAGCCTCGCAAAGACAGTCCTATCTTAGAATTATCCATTTGTAAGGGTTGTGTAACTCCAAAGTTATGCAGGCAAAATGGCAAGTGCGATGTTCATTACGAAGAACAAAAACTTAAAAGTGATTTGATTAGGAAGTTAGATGAAGAAAAAGCCGAGCAAGAAAAAATCAGTGCCTACAAATCCAAAACTGTACGCACAAGTAAAAGCAGAAACAAAAAGAAAATTTGATGTTTACCCCTCAGCTTATGCCAATGGTTATTTAGTTAAAACCTATAAGGCTCGTGGCGGTAAATATAGGATGGCATAATGGCTAAAACCAAAGGCGGTCTAAGCAAATGGTTTAAGAAGGAAAAGTGGGTTGATATATCCGCACCTAAAAAGGGTGGTGGTTATGAAAAATGTGGAAGAAAATCTGCAAAGAACTCCACTAGAGGTTATCCAAAATGCGTTCCGACAGCCAAAGCAAAGACAATGAGCAAGTCTCAAATTAAATCGGCTGTAACAAGAAAAAGAGCCAATCCTAAGAGCAAGGTCTCTACTATGGTTAAAAGGAAAAAGTAATGGCAAAAATGACAGATGAGAGATTGGGATCTATTATCCAATCTGAAATTACCGACAGCCAAAATCATTTTGAGACAGAATATTCGTCAGACCGATTAAAGGCTATTGACTATTATTTGGGTGAGCCATTTGGCAATGAGATAGAAGGCAGAAGTTCTGTTGTATCGACTGACTTTGCTGATGCTGTCGAGCAGATCATGCCATCGCTAATGCGTATTTTTACCAGTTCAGATAAGTATGTCAGGTATGCTCCAAGAACTGCTGAGGATGTTGAACGTGCCGAACAGCTAACAGATTACGTTAATTATATTATCAATAATGATAATGATGGCTATCGGATCATGTATAACTGGTTCAAAGACAGCCTGATGTTTAAATTAGGTGTTGTTAAGTATTGTTGGGATGAAACATCTACAGTTCAGGAAGAAGAATATGAAGGTTTAACTGAAGAAGAGTTAGCTTTATTATTAGCTAATCCTGATATTGAGGTTGTTGAAAGACAAGAAAATTTTGTGACTGCCATCAATGAATTGGGCGAAGAAATGCAAGTTGTACAAGATTATGACTTGAAAGTTAAAATCACAAAAAAATCAGGAAAAATAAAAATTGAGAATGTACCGCCTGAAGAGTTCTTATTTAATCGCAGGGCAAAGTCTTTAGAAGATTGTTACTTCTTATGTCATAAGACAACTATGTCAGTAAGTGATCTAGTATCTATGGGATATGACAGAAAACTTATTGAAGATAATGCAGGATTAATTGATGGCGATATAGATGAAGAAAGACAAAAAAGATTTGAAGATCTAGAAAGTCAGTCAGGAACAGATCCAGTAGATCCATCTCAGCATGAAGTCGTAGTTCACGATATAACAATGAAAGTTGACTATGATGACGATGGGGTCGCAGAGATGCGAAGGATCTTATCTATAGGTGATAGCGGAGATGTTATTCTAGAAAACGAAGTATGTGATTACATACCTTTTGCAGTTATATCTCCAATATTGATGCCACATAGATTAGTTGGAAGATCATTATTCGATTTAACTGAAGATTTGCAGACAATTAAATCAACTTTATTAAGACAATATCTTGACAGCACATATCACTCAGTATTGCCGAGAATGGTGGCTGTTGAAGGTCAGGTTAATCTTGATGATTTATTGGATGGTACAGCAGGCGGAATTATCAGGACAAGACAAGCAGGGGCAGTTCAGCCTTTAACTGGTCAGGGTATCGGATCAGAAGTACAGCCATTGATGCAGTATTTGGATCAAATCAAGACTTCAAGAACTGGTATTAGTGAGGCTAGTCAGGGATTAGATCCTTCAGTCTTGCAAAGCACAACCGCTTCGGCTGTAAGTGCGACTGTCAGAGGTTCTCAGCAAAAGTTAGAAAGTTACGCAAGAACGATTGCTGAAACTGGTGTTAAGGATTTATTCAAAGGCATACTTCATCTTGTTAGCACATATCAGCAACAAGAAAGGATAGTTAGATTAAGAAATGAGTTTATCGCAGTAGATCCGCAGGAAGGATCTAGCGGTTTTGATGTAATTGTAAATGTAGGATTAGGAACAGCCGATGACGAACAAAAAATCAGTTTTCTCCAAGCTATTGCACAAAAGCAAGAAACTATTTTGCAGACTTTGGGAGCAGACAACCCAATTTGCAGTTTACCTCAATACGTTAATACCTTACGACAAATTACCGAAATTGGCGGATTTAAAGATGCAAATCAGTTCTTTAATGCACCTCAAGCTGTGCAGATGCAAATGCAAATGCAACAACAGCAAAAGCAAGGGCAAGAAAATCCAGTAGCACAAGCTGAGATGCAAAAGGCTCAGGCTGAGATTGAAGCAAAGAAAATGAAACTAGAAGCAGACATTGCACTAGCTAGAGAAAAGGCGAGTGCTGACATTCAGCTTGCAAGAGAAAAGATGCAGGCAGAATTAGAAATGCGTAGACAAGAACTAAGTATGGAAGCCGAGTTAAGGGTGGCTAAGGCGGTAACAGATGCAGAAATCTCAACCAATTTACCGAGAGCATAATTACTTAGGAGACATTTTATTTTTGGTGGCACACTCACAAATGCACCATCACTTTAAAATGCACAAAGTTAAAAAAATTTTTATTCCGCCAGTTAAGTTGGGGCAGTACCGAATATTTTATATGAACTCAAAGCCAAGTGCTGTTTGTACTTGGGCATGGGTATCAGATGAGATTTTGCACAAGTTGCAGAATGAGGGTTACTTGATTCAACCTGAAGATTGGCAGTCAGGTAAAAATTTATGGCTTGCAGATTGGATAAGTCCTTTTGGAAGAACTAGAGAAATGGTTCGATCTATGAGGGATTTTATAACCAGTAACTTTGGAACAAGTTTAAAATGTCAATGGTACAGACCATCAAAAAGGAAAAAAGGTTATGCGTTTTCAAATAAAGAAAATACTTGAAGGTTTTGATCCTGCCGACTTAATCGAGCAGTCTATGTATTG